CCAAGGCCGAAGGCATCATCGAGGCCATCCACCTCCTGATCGTCAAGAACCTGACGTATCAGCTTTGGAAGGAGCTTCGGGAGCCACGCACCGAGGACGAGCAGGAAGAGCTTGGCGTGGCGATGGGACTCGCCATCAAGCGCTGCGGGCTCCTGCGCTACTCGCCGCACAAGAAGCAGCGGTGGTTCCACGACAGCGGATCCTGCATCAAGATGTTCTGCGGGAGCAATCAGTCGGGCAAGACCACGGCCCTTCTCGTGGACATGCTCGATCACGCGCTCGGGGTGCGTCTGTGGGACGGCTCGCTCGTCCATGACATCAACGGCAACGTTATCAAGCCGCCCGTCCGCATCCTGCTTGGGGCCGAGGACTACGTCAACGCACATGCGGAAGTCATCATCCCGAAGCTGAACGAACTCCTACCTCTCGATCTGCTAGGCGTCGAGGAGGAGCGCATCCAAGGACGGATCACCCACAAGTTCACCTTCCCCCGCGAGCTTGGCGGCAGTTCGATCAAGCTCATGAGCTACGAGGCGGATCAGAGCAAGTGGGAGGGCTACACCGCCCACTACTTCGGATTCGATGAACCGCCCCCGCGCCACGCGCTGATCGGCGTCCGCCGAGGGGCGATGCGCCACTCCGCGCAGATCGGGCTCAGTTTCACCCCGCTGAAGGAGCCCTACCTCTTCCACGATTACTTCCTCAGCGAGAACGCAGTCCACATCAACAAGAACGACGATGTGGTGAATCTGAAGAAGGAGCAGTTCGCGGTCGTGAGCGTCGACCTCTCGGACACGCCCTACATCAGCGAGGCGAACAAGGCCCGCTTCGTAGCCGGGCTCTCCGAGGAGGAGCGTGAGGCGCGGCAGCACGGGCGCTTCTTCCACTTGATGGGCCGCGTCTACCGTAACTTCGATCGGGCGAAGCACGTTCTCGATCCGATCGAGTGGTTCGCCAAGCACCCGGAGTGGCGCACCTATCCCGGCTTCCTCGTGGTCGACCCGCATGACCGAAAGCCGTTCGCGATGGCGTGGGGGATCGTGACCCCGCTCGATGAGACGATCTTCTTGGACGAGTGGCCGAACTTCAACTTCTACAAGACGAACACCTACAAGGCGGGAGTCGATGACTACAAACGGATCATCGAAGAGAAGGAGCGCGAAATCTGGGGCACGCTCACGGAAGGCGTCTCCGCAGGCGTCGAAGACGAGCACGAGCCCAACGTGCAGTTGCGGATCATCGACCCCAACTTCGGAAAGACTGCCAAGGCTGGTACCGGCATTAGCCTTGTGGACGCCTTCGCCGACCGAGGGATGTGGTTCGACGCCAGCGTCGATGACAACCTGGAGTCAGGTCATCTCGCAGTTAAGACGGACTTGGAGGCCGGGAAACTCTTCTGGATGCCCAAGTGCTCCAACTTCATAACTGGCATGGACGCCTACACTTGGGATGAGTACCGCGGTAAGAGTGACCGCGCCGCCAAGGAGGCGCCGAAGGACAAGTTCAAGGACTTCCCCGACCTCGCGCGCTACGCGAGGAAGTACCCGGTGCGCTACGTCGAGCCGGGGGCGATGACGCCGAAGTGGAACTTGCAGGAGATCAGCAATGGTGGGCTTGGCTAAAGACTACGACTCCTGGAAGGGAAGCCAGAGCATCGACCAAGGCGTCAAGGATGCCATCATCGGAGTCAACTGCTACTACTACCAGCGCAAGCAGTGTGAGTTCTACGGTGGACCGATCCTGAACGCTGCTTGTGGTCCCGATCCTGCGCGACTCGACCAACTTGGTGCGGTCAGCATGGACCTTCACCTACCGTCGTCCCTCAAGGATTCAGACAGGGTTCCCGAGAACTTCCAGATCGGAAGCGTCCTTGAGATGCCGTTCGATGATGGAGCCTTCAAGACCATCGTGCTCGGGGAGTTCATCGAACATTGCAAACCAGAGATCGCCACCAAGGCGATCATGGAGTGTAAGCGTGTATTGATGGACGACGGGCACCTGATCCTTACGTTCCCACTCGACGCGCGCCCCTACGACGAGCAGCGCCTTTTCTCGGACATCTCGGTTCCTGCGTCCGTAGATGGATTCGTCTATCAGGACGGAATCACACCTCACCATCAGACCTATTGGTCGGTTCCGATGATCGACAAGTTGCTCGGCGATGTAGGGATGGTCGAGGACTCTCCGCGCTATGTTCTCTTCTACCTCTTCACTTCTCCTGTGGGTGGGTGGGGCATGACTCTTCGAAAGGATGGCTGAGATGACTTCCACGGATCGACTCACCTGGAGAGATGTCGAGGCGGACCCGAAACTCCTCATGGATTGGCAGAGCCAGGATTGGCTCTTGGAGAAGTCGATCCTCTGCTACGACTACCAGAAGAAGAAAGCGAAGGAGTGCCCGAAGCCACTGCTCAACGCAGCCTGCGGACCCGACCCGGCGGGCATCGGGGCGATGGGGGCGACGAACCTCGACATCCAATCGGTCGACGCGATCACGAAGACCCCGAACGACAAGCTCCCGAACTTCACCCACGGCACCGTCTTCGACATGCCCTTCTCAGACGAGGCGTTCGCCTCGGTGATGCTCGGGGAGTTCTTGGAGCACTGCACGGAGGAGCGCGCTCGGGCGGCTCTGAAGGAAGTCCGCCGCGTGCTCTTCCCCAAGGGGACGCTCATCGTGACGGTGCCCCTCGATGGGCGCCCTTTCTACGAGCAGAGCGTGATGAACCCCGGCGACAAGCACGGCGAGTACTGCCCCGGCGTCACGAACTACCACCAGACTTGGTGGAGCAACCGGATGCTAGACTCCCTCGCCTACGACTCCGGCTTCGAGGAGGTCGAGCGTTCCGTCCTGATCTACCCCATGACCGCGCCCATCACCGGATGGGGGCTTCTGTGGCGTAAAGTTTGAAGATCAACCCGGTCAACGAGTTCGATCAGGAGATCGTGCAGTCGCAGCGCACGCGCGACTTCGTCAAGGAACTCGTCACCAAGGTTCAGGCGGTTCAGTCCTCGCGCATGGGCTGGACGCAGAAGTGCGACCACTACCGTCGTCGCCGCTACGGGATGGAGTTTCGGAACCCGACCTACCCGTGGCCCGGTTCCTCCTCGATCGTTCCCCCGCTGATCGACAAGAAGATCGATGAACTGAAGCCCTCCTACGTCTCTCTCGTCACCGCCGTCAAGCCCCCCGTCACGGTGCTGACGATCAAGCCGGAAGACCAGGAGAACGGTTCCAACGTGGAGCTTTGGTTCGAATGGCTGCTCAAGTTCGGGTCGCCCAGTTTCGTCGAGCAGGTCATCCTCGCCACCGACGACCTCTTGGAGATCGGGCGCGGGATTCTGAAGTCGGTGTGGCACTACGAGACGGCTCGTCAGAAGGAGACGGTCAAGCCCTCTCAGCTTCCCGACCGGCTCCGCAGCCTGATCGTCACGGATCGGGACACGCAAGCTGCGGACGCCATGCACGCCATGTCCGCCCCGGCTCCGGGTCAGTCGCGCAACTCCTTCGTGCTCACGCGAGCGGAGTTCGACGAGCGCCGTGACCTGATCGGCAAGATCGTGGAGCGCGAGTTCGACCTTGATCCCGATGAGGCGGGTGACAAGGAAGCGATCAGCCAAGTCCTTCGGTGGATGCGAGGCGGCGCCAAGGAACCTCTCAACTTCAGCCACCGTGACGTTCGCATCAACGTCCCCGGCGTGATCGCCGTCAGTCCGAAGAACCTAATCGTCCCAGAGTGGACGACGGACGTGGAGAGCACCGAGTATCTCGCGCATCAGATGTGGTTCAACGAGCACCAGTTCAGGCAGCGTGCTGCGGACTCGGGATGGGATCCGGCAGCGGTGAAGCAGATCCTCGAAAAGAAGGCGTTCACGGGCGAGAAGAACAGTTCCGCCCCCTTCGACATCGAGCGCGCGGACGAGGCTCGCCGAGCCGGGGTCTGGTACACCGCCGACCAGCAGTACGAGGTGCACGAGGCGTTCACCTGGTTCTCGGCGGGGCCGGGACAGCCCGATCAGAAGGTCGTGATCCTCTACTGCGCGGACGCCCCAGAGATCCCGCTCAAGGTCTTCAGCTACCAGCGCCCGAGCGGGAAGTGGCCGTTCCACACGGCCACCTTCGAGATGAACAAGCCTCGGTGGTACTCGCCGCGTGGCGTGCCCGAGAAGTTGGACGACCTGGAGTTCGAGATCATCCAGCAGCACCGGGGCAAGCTGAACCGGATGACGATCGCCAATGCCCCCACCTTTACCTATCGCGTCGGTCAAGGGATCAACCCCGCGAACTACAAGTGGATCCCTGGTCAGTTCTATCCCACGCGCAATCCCGACGACGTTCGCCCGATGGTCATTCCGAATCTGGATATCAGCTTCGAGAAAGAGGAGCAGATCCTCCGAACGTGGGTCGAGGACTACCTCGGCGGGGTCGACTTCGGGCTCGCCAATCCGCTCTCGTCCATGTCGGAGCCGCGCACGGCGACCGAGATCAGCGCGATCCAAGGCCGGCAGCGCCAAAGCCTCTCGCTGCGCGGGCTCCTCTTCCAGCGGATGATGCAGGGCGTCTACCGCGAGATGTACGACCTCTGGATGCTCTGGGGTGATCCGCAGGTCTACATCGAGTTGACCGGCGGCGTCCCGGTCAAGCTCACCAAGGAAGAGATGCAGGGTCAGTTCGAACTCGTGCCCACGGGCACGATCGGCGAGCAAGACCCGCAGATGGAGACGCAGAAGGCGCTCGCCCGCATCCAGCTTTACATGCAGGCGAAGTCCTCCGGGCTCCTCGGCGACGAGTGGCAGATCGACCTCGGCCAAGCCCTCCTCGATTGGGCCGAGAAGGACGACGTTCGAGCCGCCAAGCGCATCCTCCGCAAGAGCACGCCCGAGGAGATGCAGGCGATGCAGCAGGCTCGGCAGCAGGCCATGCAGGCTCAACAGCAGCAAGAGATGCAGCTTGCCGCGATGGGCAGTAAGCCGAGCAAGCCGACCAAGAGTTCGCTCCCGCAGAAGCCGCAGACGCCTCCCGCGAAGCCGGGCGGTGCGGGTGCTCCGGGCATGGGTCAGCAGATGCCGTCCACTGGGCTCGCCTCGCTACTTGGAGCCGGTAAATGAACGACATCCCCGAGGAGGTCCGCGCTTCCCTGATCGAGGGTTCCGACCTCGAAGCGTTCATGGCGTCCCCGGGCTGCGACGTGCTCCGCAAGGTGCTCGATGACGCCGCCCACAAGGCGGTCCTCGCCATGCTCTCCTGCTCGCAGGTAGAACTCCCCGAGTGGCGCGGGCGGGCTCAGGCCATCCTCGGGATCATGGACACCCTCAATGGACGTATCTTCGCTGCGCGAGAGCTTGCGGCCGGAATCCGCGCTCAAGTTGAAGCGACTAGCGAGCGTGAACGAATCGGACTTGAACAGGCGATTGAGCGACGCCAACGATCGTTTGAGGCGCCTGCTCTCGAACGAGAAGGGAGTTACTAACCGTGCCCAGCGGGAGAGGAGCTTCGAAGATTTTTGCAATCGCCACGGCGCAGGCTGAGAAGGAGGGATACCACTCCTTCAAGAAGGGCAGCGCCGGGTACAACAAGCGCAGCCAGATCGCCGAGGCGATGGCTCGCGAGTCTCACAAGAGGAGCAAGAAATGATCTTCTACATCAACGAGGATCCGGTCCCGCTTCCGAAGTACTCGGCGGCCCCCGACGTGGGCTTCGAGAACCTCGGTAACAAGGTCGATCTGCCGAAGAGCTTCATGGAAGTGACCCCGAACTCGGCCGCCAACATTCACGGGGGCGCGGGAAACCAGGGATTCGGCTTCGCCACCGATGCCGAAGGTTGCAACGACTACCCGCGCCCCGATGGCGACTACCCCAAGATCCCGGGAGCCTGACATGGCCATCGCACGACCCGGAGGCGATGGGGCTCCCATCAACCTCCCCATCAAGGGCGTCCCCGGTGGCACCTTCACGCCTGACCCGAGCAAGCATCGCGTGGTGAACCCTTGGACCGGCAACACCGGCTCTGAGGAGGTAAGCAACCCTACGAATGGCAACAACGGGGGCGAGGGACGGATGATGGGAAAAGGAACTGAACTCTCTGACACGAACAGTTGAAAGGAATCACTGAACCATGCCCGACATGATCTCACCGGATCTCACGAACGCTCCCGCACCCGCGGTAGCGACCCCGGCGACGCCGGGAGCGGTGGGCTCCGAGCCTGTCAAGCAGGGCGGCAACCAGGACGCCGCGTTTCGCCGTCTGACGCAGAAGGCTCAGGCGTTCGAATCAGAAGTCCATGAGCTTCGAGAGCGGCTTGCCCGCGTCGAAGGTGCTCAGTCCGGCCCGGCCCCGACCTCCTCGCCTCAGAAGGCTTCCACCGCAAGGTGGGAGGATCTGAGTGACCAGCAGCTTGACCAAGCCATCAGCATCGGCGTCACCGACTCGAACCCGGCGGCTCTCACCGCTGCGATCAACGAGAAGGTCGCCCGTGCGTCGGCGAAGGCGGCTGAAGCGGCCCGAGGGATCGGTACTCGTGAGTACAAGCAGGCGCAGTACGCCGATTCCGTCAAGGCGAAGATCCAGACGGAGTTCGGTCAGGATGCGATCAACCCCGACAGCCCGCTCTTCCAGGCCGCAGACCGCTACTTCTCGCAAGAGATCCAGCGGCTCGGCAAGGACCGCGTGCTCTCGGATCCATCGTTCCAGTACAACGCCTTCTTGAAGGCCGACCGAGAACTCCACGTTGGCGAGCGTGACCGTCTGGTCGAGGCGCAGCGAGAAGTCGATCGCCTGAAGCGCCAGATGGCCCTCGAACACGGAGGAGTTCACCCTGGAGTGCCACGTTCGCAGGAGTCTGCTGACGCACTCGCCAAGGGTGACCTCAACGGCGCCATCCGAGGACTGGGCCTCTTCAAGA